TGGATTTGCCATATAAATATTCATTGATTGTGATTGGTCAATAAATGGTGCTCTATCTGCCGCCATATTAATCAATTCTTTTTGTGAAATTTCCCAAATTGTTTTGTATTTACTAATCAAGTATTCAATACGTTTAACTTTCTTGGTATAGTTTTTATCCTCAGTGTCAAGATGGTTATTAAAGTTAATGTTTTGAATTGAACCTTCATTTAAAATGATTTCATTTTTTAATTCTTCACTCCAAATACCAATCTTTTCAAAATCATTAATCAAGTATTTGTTGACAATCATTATTTCACCACCAACAACTCGTCTATTAAAAAGAGCAGAATGTGCGGGTTCTGTCATTTCAAACGAACCTGTAATTTTTGCTGAAGACGCTACAGGCATTTGAGCGGTAAATAATGAATTACAAACACCATAATTTTTAACGTTTTGTTTTAAATCGTTCCAAGGCCATCTACCTGAAAGGTCATCTTCATTTAATCCCCACATATCAAATTGAAATACTCCTTTAGACATAGGTGAACCCTTGAAGTGAACGTATGGTTCGTATTTACCTTCCATACATAATTTATTACTTTCGGTGATTGCCGCAAAATAGATAGTTTCAAAAATCGCTTTGTTTAATTTTTTAGCCTCTTCAGATGTAAAAATGTAATCCATTAAATAGAACACATCTGCCAATCCTTGAGTTCCAATCGCAATTGCTCTTTGGTCTAATCCACCTTTTTTACCTTTTTCAGTTGAGTAACGATTGATATTAATAACTTTGTTAAGTGCTCTAACAACTTTTCTAACTTCATCATAAAGTAGGTTAAAATCAAACTCACCCTTTTCAATAAAGTTTTTTAATACCATTGAGGATAATGTGCAGATTGCTGTGGTTTTCTCGTCAGTATATTGGTAAATTTCATTACAAAGATTTGATTGTTTAATTACACCAATGTTCTGATGGTTTGTTTTTTTGTTAGCACTATCTTTAGAACATAAGTAAGGAACACCTGTTTCAACTTGTGACTCAACAATCTTAGTCCAAACATCTTGAGCTTTAACTTTTTTACCAAGACCTAATTCAACTGCCATGTTGTAGTTGTTTTCATACTCATCACCATAGCATTCTTGAAGTGGTTTAATACCCGCTTTAATAATATCGTTAGGACAAAACAGATACCAATCAGTACTGTCTTTTACCGCTCTCATAAAATTATCAGGAATCCAAAGAGCTGTGAATAAATCTCTTGCCCTTAATTCTTCGGCTCCTGTATTTTTTTTGATTTCCAATAAATCCATAACATCTTTATGCCATGGTTCAATGTAGATTGCAGCACTACCAGGCCGTCTTCCTTGTTGGTTAAAGAATCTTAATGACTCATTAACAATTTTTAAATACTTCAACAATCCCCCTGAGTGTCCTCCTGATGTAGATATTCTACTTTCCTTACTTCTAATGTTAGACATAGATAAACCAATTCCGGCAGCGTCTGAAGAGTAGGTTGAAATATCATTTAAAGTCTCCAATAAACCATTACGTGAATCTGAGTTATTATAATGTAATACACAAGATGCTAATTGAGGAACTTTACTACCTGAATTGATAATGATTGGTGTTGCGGGAGAAATAAGTTGATTAGACAATGAATTATAGTATTCTACCGCTTCCTCAAATGAGTTTGTTACCCATAGAGCAACTCTCATATACATGTGTTGTGGTCTTTCAACTACTTTACCTTGAGGTGTTTTTAACAAATACATTTCTTGTAATGAACGCCAAGCAAAGTAATCAAAGTTATAATCATTTTCGTGATTGATAACCGCGTCAATATTTTCATGACCGTAGTTATTCATAATCTCAATTAACTTTTCATTAACAACACCTGTCTCATATAACTCCATAATAGTTTCAGAAAAACCATCTTTGGTTTCTTTATGGTAAGCAGAAATTGCAACTGACGATGCTAATCTTGAATAGTCGTGATGACTACCAGTGTAAGCTGCCGCGATTTCATATACAAGTTTATCTAACTCTTTAGTTGTAATCAATCCCTCGGTTGGTACCGAAGTTATAACTTTAATAAAAATCTCGTCTGAATTAACATTTAATCCTTTCGCCGCTCTTTTAATTCTATTATAAATTTTTTGTGGATTAAAGGACGCATCCTCACCACTTCTTTTTTTAATTTTTAATGACATCATAGTTTTTATATTTTAGAAATCTTCATCAAATGTGATTGTTTCGTTTAATTTAGCTTTTTGGTATTCAACGGTTCTTGATTCAAAGAAGTTACCTTTAGTTTCAACCGCGATTTGTTCCATGAATTTAAATGGTTGTTCAACATTAAATTCTTTTTTACAGCCAAATTTAATTAATAATCCATCAACAACAAACTCAAGATATTGTCTCATTAAGTTTGAATTCATACCAATAAGTGAAACTGGTAATGATTCTGTGATGAATTCTTTTTCAATATCCAATGCAGATAATAAGATTTCTCTAATTCTTTTTTCACTTGGTTTGTTTTCTATGTGATTATTCAACAAGTGAATTGCAAAATCACAATGTAAGTTCTCGTCTTTAAATATTAATGAATTAGCGTTACATAATCCTTGCATAATTCCTCTTGATTTTAACCAAAAAATTGAACAGAATGACCCTGAAAAGAAAATACCCTCAACTGCTGCAAAAGCAACCAATCTTTCTTGAAACGAAGCATTTTGAATCCAATTCAATGCCCAATTTGCTTTTTTCTGTACCGCAGGTAATCTATCAATTGCGTGGAAACATTCATCTTTTTCCTCAGCACTTGAAACATAAGTATCAATAAGTAACGAGTACATTAATGAATGTATATTTTCCATCATTAGTTGAAACCCATAAAAGAATTTCGCCTCAGGGTATTGAACTTCTTTTAAGAAGTTTTCCGCTAAATTCTCATTTACAATACCATCGGATGCTGCAAAAAATGACAATATATTCTTAACAAAATACTTTTCGTTATCTGATAAATTTTCCCAATCACGAATGTCGTTTGTTAAATCTATTTCCTCTGCAGTCCAAAACGCCGCTTGATGTTGTTTGTAGTATTCCCAAATGTCATTATGTTCAATAGGGAAGATAACAAACCTATTTGGGTTTTCTTTTAAAATTTTTTCCATAATTATTTTTTTTACGATTGTTGTTCTCTTTGTTTTCTCTTTTCTAAGAGTTCTTTAACTCTGTCACGTTTTCTTTCTTCTTGTTGTTCTCCAAACCCTAAGAAGGTTACAGATGACTCTGTATCAATTTCAAGTAGTTCGTTGTTAAACTTACAGTTCTCAAACACTACCCCATCTTTACCAATACGTGATTTGGTAATAGCAATTGTTGCCAAGTTCATTTCTTTTTGTTGTAAAGTTTTAGCCACAGTAATGATAACGTGTCCAACTTGTGCTTTCTTAATAGAACCACCCATTTGGTCGGTAGTAACAACCTCAGAAGATATAGAGCTTCTATTACCCTGTGTTGCTGTCCATCCAACCAATGATAGTTCGTGACACATTGCCTCAAAACCTCTCATTACCGAACCCTCAGCTTTCCATTCATCTTTACTTGAACTTTCAGGAACAACGCAATCAATGTAGTCCAAAAGAACCAAGTCAATCTTTGTACCATCAGCAATCATCTTTCTGATTTGGTTTTTGATTTGGTTCATAGTCATTGAATCTGAAGGAAGCTTTTTCATAATTAACTCGTTCTTCATTGTTTCTTTGATGTCTGTAAGTTTGGCCATAACCTCTTCTTTGTGATTTACCAAGTTGTCTGGTTCAATACCTGTCCAAAGTGTGAAGTGTTTACGTTGTACAATCTTTGGGTTGTCCTCAAAAAATATTTGAAGAACATTATACCCAAGATTAAACGCAGTGTTCGCAATCTTTGTTAAGATAGTGGTTTTACCAACACCTGTGGGTGCTAAGATAACACCAATTTCTCCTTTTGCCAAACCACCTTTAAGTAATCTGTCAATACCTGGTATTCCTAATGGAATTGGGTGTCTAAAATCCTCATCAAGTACTGTGTCAAGGTTAGAAAAAACATCAGTTGTACCCGTGTCTTTTTCTCCAACTTGTAGCGCTTCACGAACCAAACTCTCAACTTTGTCATAAGATTCAAAGTCACCTTCAGTAATAATCTTTTGGGCTTTGTCCATCGCCTTTTGAAGTTCTTGTTGTTTACAGAACTTTAACGCTTTCTCTTGAACAAACTGTGTTCCTTCAAATGGGGCGTCTTTTACTTGTTTGATGGTGTCAAGGACAATTTTTGCTACTAATTCTTGTGAAATTTCAGATTTAACTATTTGTTCAAGAATATCAAAATTAGGTGTAGACTGATATTTCGCATGATACTCCTTTGTCATCTGCAAGATGATTTTAAAGTACTTGTTGTCAAAATAAGCACTTTCAATAACATCCATAATTGATGTTGAAAATTCTTTATCTACAATAAGTTGGTTTAAAAGTTGTATCTGGAAAGTGTTCCCTAAGTAGTCAAAATTCTTATTCATATCTTGTTTTTGTAATCCCCTGTTTTATTAAATATTTACTTGTTTAGGTCAAAGCCCAAATATTCAAAACTTAATTTTGGGGCTGAAAAAATGTCAGTTAATTCACGGAGAACGTCTTTTAAAAAGGGTCGTACGTCAACCGTATAACGAACTTTTGGTGGGAATAATTTTCCGTCAAAGTATCTGTGACAAATTGTCTGCTCCCCAATTCTAACATAAAGATTGAATTGTTCGCTACCTTCAGTATATGAAGTGTCCATAATTGCAGGGTCATTAACAATTGCATCTTTGTTATCAATCATATAGATAACCGTCTTCATCTTTAAGTGATACTGAAGTTCTTCTTTCAGTTGTTTCATAAAGTAATACAATTCCAATGAGTTTTTTGCCTCAGGATTGAATCCTCTAACGTTAAAGAATCTCTGAACTACGATGTTGTCATTCAACGTCAATAGGAATTCCATTTTGGTGCTGTCTTGCTCTTTCATAATTTAATTTTTGTTTGTTATGTTTCTTTTTTCTTTTCTTGTTAATTTCATAAATGGTTTGAGGAAGTTGACCCAAGCTTCATCATTCTTGGGTAGATACTTAAAGAGACCGTCTTCCATCATCATTCTCATTAAGTTTTTGTAACCTCTATCTGTAGGGTCTATCGTGTCCATCAATATCTGTTCCACCAATTCTTTTCCATCATCTGTTATTAAAGGATTACTAAGGTCTACTATAGTTTTATTCGTAAGGTAAAACTGTTCTCCAATTATAGTTGATTTTGTTTTACCTTCCAAAAGATTAACCAATGTTTTTATAGGTTTCTTTTGCGGGATATTTCGTGCGTAATCCAAGATTTCTTCTATAGTGCATGGTTTCTCTTGCACCTGAGGGAAAAACTTAACTAATGTTTTTTCTCCAAGACCTTGGATTCCATCAATATTATCAGATTTGTCACCCGTAAATATTTTTGTTAATAATACATTGTAGTGAGGTATATCTACTTTGTTCAGAGATATCATATCTCCGTTTTTAAAGTATTGTTTTGTGATAGGTGAATAGATTGTCACATCAGCCGAGATAAGCTGTGTAAGGTCCTTATCTGCAGAAAAAATGATAATCTTTTCGTCTTTAGATATCTTACAATAATAAGCAATAAGGTCATCCGCCTCATTGTCATGCATTTCAACTTGTCTTACAAATATCTCTTCAAGATATTGTTTGATTCTGGACTTCTGATACAAATACGATTCGTATTTATATTCATTCATGTCTTGTCGTCTGTTTGCCTTGTACTGTGGATATATGGATTTTCTAATAGATGAGTTTGAGTCCCCATCCCAAAACACAACAACTTTATCATGGTTGTGCTCTTCAAGGAATTTGCGGAGTATGTTCACAAAGTGAAATACTCCACCCACATGAGCCCCGTCGTTATACACGTCTTTTGCTCCATGGAATCCTATCTTAAATAAATTATCTCCGTCTACTAATAATGTTTTAATCACGTTTGTGATTTATAATGTGAACAACATACTAATCCTCTTTCTCTTCTTTTAAATCAAAATCTAAAGATGTAACTCCAAGAATATCTTTCCAATAGTCAGCATGTTCTTTTTTGTAAGCCTCAATAGATATTTTTTCTTCTGCAGCTTCTTTTCCTGCTAAGAACCCGTGTGGTGTTACAATTATCTTTCCATCTTCATAACCCAATCCATTGATGTGGTTTTTCATAACAGAAACTTTTGTTCTAATTGCAAACTTA